GGAATGCTGTAATTGAAACAAAACTTGATGAAGCTATAGACTACACTCGAGATATTAAAAACTCATTAAAAGATGATATTACACGTATAGAGCGTGTATCTGATACTACTTCCGGACGTGTGAAGGACATACAAAGTGAGATTGACGGGAGGCTCCGAGAAGTTTCTGATCTTGCTCGAGAAACGGAAAAAGATGTTCGAGATACAATGAGAGATTTAGAAGATCGCATTGAAAATAAGATGGATAAGCTAGAAACAAGTCTCGAAGACAAACTACAAAAAGCGCTGGACAACCCTTTAGCGGACTAAGGTACAAAAAATAAAACTTGACTTTGCAACTGGCATGGAGTAGAATTGCAAAATGGGAAAAGAAGTTACGACAATATCCCCCGAGGGACTTGAAATTGCCAATGCTTATTTGCAGTTTGGGAACATTCGTGCAGTTTGTGAGATGATGGCAGTTCCAGAAAACCAAGTAGTTGAGTTACTAAATAAACGAGAAGTTAAAAAGTACATTGATACTGTTTATCTCGATATGGGGTACCGCAACAAAAACAATATTGCTCATGTGTTAGACGAAATGATTGCTAGTAAATTAGAAGAAGCTCAGGAGACTGGAGTATACTCTTCTAAAGATTTAGCAGATTTGTTGCAGATGGCACATAAAATGCGTATGGACGAAATCAAAGCGCAAGCTGAGTTATTAAAAGCCGAATCAACTAATATTCGTAATCAGACTAATGTTCAGATTAACGATGGCGCGCTACCTTTCGGTCAGGGCAATTACGGTAAACTCATGGAGAAATTACTAAATGGACCAGGAGAGTAGAATACACAGTATAGAGCTTGGGATGGCACAACATGAGTCTCAGTGCGAAGAACGCTGGAAAACAACCTTTAATAGACTTATGGACATAGAAGAGTCTTTAAAAAGAATTGAAAATAGAATCATGGTAGGCGCTGGAAGCCTTATTATTTTTCTTGCAGGAGTAATTGTAACATTACTCATGGGCTAATGGGTGCGAAAACATATAAACTATGAATTTCAAAGAAGATCATTTGCAAAAGACTTTGTTTTTGCATGCTCTATAGGCTTTAATATAGGGTTAATAATAGGTATACTAATGGTAGCATTTTCCTAATGAATATACAATTTTTAAATAAAACAAATGAATGGCAAATTACCGTAGATAACGAAGTACGGTTAATTGCAGAAGATTGGGAAGAAGTAAATGCTTTTATGCAAAGACTGCTTCTCCCATTACCAGAAGTACGTGATATGACTGCTTATGAGTTTAAGCAAGCTCTGGTTGACGCCGGAGAAGGAGAAGAGTAGTGCCAGCAGGTAAAGGAACTTACGGTAAAAAACGCGGACGCCCCGCTAAAAAGGGCAAGGGTAAAAAGAAAACTATGGGCGGATTGACTGCAGCCCAAAAGAAGCTGCCTCCAGCATTGCGAAAGGCACTTATGAAAAAGAAGCGTGGCGGTAAGAAAAAGGGTTAAGCGGAAAGCTGCAAAGAAAAAACCCGTACCAACTAATAAAAAGTTATATGCAAGGGTAAAAGCTCAGACTAAAAGAAAATTTGCTGTATATCCTTCTGCTTATGCAAACGGTTGGTTAGTTAAAACTTATAAAGCCAAAGGCGGTAAGTACCGCATGGGTAAGTAAATGGCTAAGCCAAAAGGTGGATTAACTAAATGGTTTAAAGAAAAGTGGGTAGATATTTCCCGTCCTAAAAAGGGCGGGGGATATAAAGCTTGTGGACGTAAAACATCTAAAAAAGGAAAATACCCAAAATGTGTGCCAGCATCTAAGGCCGCGAAAATGACTCCGGCACAAAGACGATCAGCTATTAGAAGAAAAAGAGCTGCAGGCAACCCCGGCGGAAAACCAACTATGGTGAAAACATTCGCCAAGCGTACAGGGAGAATGAAACGTGGCGGCAAAAAGAAAAGGTAAGAAAAGAGACCCAAGATTAGCACGTGCAAGAGTACAAGGATTCAACAAACCTCGTAGAACTCCAGGCCACTCAAAGAAGTCCCATATTGTCGTAGCAAAGGTAGGTGACAAAATCAAAACGATTCGATTTGGGCAAAAAGGTGCTAAAACAGCGGGTAAGCCAAAAGCAGGAGAAAGTGCTGCAATGAAAGCGAAGCGTAAAAGCTTTAAAGCACGTCATGCGAAGAATATCGCAAAGGGTAAAATGAGCGCAGCTTATTGGGCCGATAAGGTGAAGTGGTAGTGTTTGATTTAGAAGTATCTCATATTAATAAAACTTGGAAGTATAAGTACGACAAAGAGCAATATAAAGTATCCGACCATTGGAGAATAATGAAAGAAGCTCCTTATATCGGAGATTGTGAGGACTACTCTCTTACAGTACTATACTTAATCAGTGAAAAATCATGGCTTAAGTTTTGGCTTAATTTATTTACTTTTAAAGCAAAGATTTGTTTTGTAACTACACATACTGGCGGAGGCCATGCTGTGCTTAAGTTTGGTAAATTGTATATTGATAACTGGAGCAAAAAGTTTGTTTCCAAACAAGAAATGGAAAAGCTGGGACATAGATTCCATCCTTGGAGATTCCTGCCTACTACGGTAGCAATCAAGATGCTTATAGCAAAATTTAGGGGCTAACATGGAAGAGAAGTTTCACCCAGCAGATACAAACGGTGACGGAGAAGTCACCCCAGAAGAACAGGCAATGTACCTCGAGTTTAAAAGAAAAGAACTCGAAGATAAAGACGCTCAACGAGATGCTATTCGTAAGATGGCATGGTTTTCTTTAGTCGGTCTTCTGCTATACCCCTTTGGTATTTTTCTAACTTCTATGTTCGGGTTAGATCAAGCGGCAAATTTAATTGCAGATATTGCACCCACTTACTTTGCCTCAATCGCAGTACTAGTGTCGGCCTTTTTCGCCGCAGATGCAGTAGGGAGTAAGAAATAATGGAAATGTTACTTGATTTAGCAATGACTTTTTGGCAGTGGACAGTATTTGGAGTACTAGTAGTAATTGGTTTTATCTTTACTAAGTTTGATGGACAAGGTGAGCATCGTGTAGGATTTGAGTATTCTGAAATGCCTCATATGAAACCTCTTCCAATTCAGACTAAAAATAAAGGATTCTTCAAAGGTATTCTTATGTGGTTAATGGGAGTACGACAGTGGGAAATCTGTGATGACTTTCATTTTAAACTCGGTGGTGAAGAGTACGTAGTTCCTAAAGGTTTTGAATTTGATGGCGCATCCGTACCAAAGTTTCTAGCCATGTGGTTATCTCCTACCGGAGTACTACTTATGGGCGGATTAGTTCATGACTATGTTTATAAGTTTGCTTGCTTGAAAAAGAAAGATGGAACAAACACAACTCGAATGGACCAAAGTCAGGCAGATAAACTTTTTCGAGACATCTGCATTGAAGTAAACGGATTTAAGTTTTTAAATTATCTTGCTTACTGGGCATTAGCAGCCGCAGGCTTTATGGCTTGGAACGGGCACAAAAAGAGAGGTACCCACGTATGAAATATCTAAGTAAACTTATTGGTGAACGTAGTACTGCGGATGGTGTGGTACTTATCACACTTTGTGGCAGTTTTCTACTACTCGGGGGTCTTGCGAAAATAGCAGCATGGGCTGGATTAGCTTATGGTATATTTACTTTATTTAAGACGGAGTCCTAATGTTTGGAATGCTAAAAATGCTGCCTATTGCACTTATACTTGCGGGGGCGGGGTATGCTTATCATACAACTGTTGTAGGACAAAAAGATCTTGCAATAGCGCAGCTTGAAAAAAACAATGTAATTTTAAAAGAGAACACTATTAAACTTGAAACTGCGTTTGAAACAGCAGAAACAGCAAGAGTGCAATCTGAGCAAAATTTACAAAAACAATTAAAAGTAATTGGAGAGTTGGGCGAAAAGAATAACGCTATGCAACAAGAAATGGACAATTACTTATCTATTTTTAAGAGACACGACCTTACTAGACTTGCAAAAGCAAAGCCCGGGCTTATACAGCCTCGCATTAATAAAGGTACTAGGGAAGTGTTTCGAGCAATAGAAGAAGCAAGTAAAGAGGTGCAAGATGCGGACTCTAACTAGTCTATCCTTAGTTATGTTACTTGGTGGATGTTCATGGCTACAGCCTCAACCTCTGCCTGCTCCAGAACCAATAATTAAAACAGTTACTGAGTATAAAACACTGGAGATCTATCAGCCTCCTTTGCCTAAAGCAATTAATTTACAAGACGTAGAATTTTTTGTCGTTACAGAGAAAAATTTTGATGAACAGATAGTCCAACTTAAAAAATTACAGGATGGATCTTACGTTCTTTTCGGAATTACTCCTTTAGACTACGAGAACATGTCCTACAATTTACAAGAGCTTCGTAGATATATTCGCCAACAAAAAGAAATAATTATTTATTATCGAGAAGCAACACAAAATGATGTTGGTACTGATGCAGAAGATTGGCTTGAACAAAACGAAGAAACTTTAAAAGATCAAAAAACAGAGCAGTAGTTATGTCCGTAGAAATTAGTCGTCGAGATATAGTATCCGAAGAACTACACAATTTAGAATCTGAGACACGCTTTCTTAAGCTAGCCGTAACTCCCTACCTGGAGCTTCTCGGTGTTACACCTTTACCTTCTCAGGTAGCAATTATAAATGCGATAAATAATCCAAAATATCGCTTTGTCTGTGCCGCAGTCTCTCGAAGACAGGGCAAGACATACATCGCCAATATTATTGGGCAGCTAGTATCCCTAGTTCCAGGCTCCAATATTCTTATTATGTCCCCCAATTATTCGCTGTCTCAGATTTCTTTTGACTTACAAAGAAATCTAATCAAACACTTCGATTTAGAAGTTACAAAAGACAACGCTAAGGACAAAGTTATAGAACTGAGCAATGGCTCAACGGTTCGAATGGGTTCTGTTAACCAGGTTGATTCCTGTGTAGGAAGAAGTTACGATTTAATTATATTTGACGAGGCGGCGTTGGCAGACGGACGTGATGCGTTCAACGTAGCTCTTCGACCTACTCTAGATAAAGATAACTCTAAAGCTATCTTTATTTCTACCCCTCGGGGCAGGAACAACTGGTTCGCAGAATTTTACGATAGAGGTTTTAATGATGAGTTTCCTGAGTGGTGCTCTATACGAGCTACTTATAAAGATAATCCGAGAATGTCTGAATTGGATATTTCGGAAGCTAAAAAATCTATGTCCGATGCTGAATTCAGGCAAGAGTATGAAGCAGATTTTAATACATACGAAGGACAGATATGGAACTTCGATCACGAACAGTGTATCGTTAATAATGAAGTTCTCGACATATCTAATATGGATGTATTTGCTGGTCTCGATGTGGGTTATCGTGATCCAACTGCATTCTGCGTAATAGCTTATGATTGGGACGAAGAAGAGTACCATATATTAGGAGAGTATTTAGATGCCGAAAAAACAACGGAACAACACGCCCTTAAAATACAAGAGTATATTGATATGTTCGATATTGACTATATCTATATTGACTCTGCTGCTCAGCAAACTCGATTTGACTTTGCACAAAATTATGACATTAGTACCATCAACGCTAAAAAATCCGTACTTGATGGAATTGCACATGTAGCAAGTATTACCGATAATAATAAATTACTGGTTGATCAAAGATGCTCAGAAGTTCTAAGTTGTTTAGATCAGTATCAATGGGACTCTAATCCTAATTTAGCCAAAGAAAAGCCAAAACATAACCGAGCATCCCATATGGCGGACGCTTTAAGATATGCACTATATTCGTTCGAAACTAGTAACAGTGGGTTTTAAAGATACCTGTAAAAAATAGTATTTGACAATTTATCCTACAGAGGCTATAATTCAAAATGAAAAAGCTCAAAAGAGATCCAGTAAAATATATTAGGGATCGCGCGAAATCAAAGTACGAAAAGGGCACAGAGTGTGAAATTTGTGGATCAAACACTGAATTAGATTTTCACCACTTTTCTTCTTTAGCTCCTCTATTAAGGGAGTGGTTAAAGAAGAAACAAAGAGAGCGCCCAGATCACTACGTAGATGAGTACATTATTATTTGGCGAGATGAGTTTATAGAAGATAAGTGGGCGGAGCTGTATAACGACACAGTAACACTTTGCCATAAGCATCATTTGGAACTGCATAGATTGTATGGCAGAAATCCAGCCCTAGTGACAGCCACGAAGCAGATGCGCTGGGTAGAGATTCAAAGAGAAAAACATGGCATGGTATGATAGAATAATTGGCAAAGCGCCCGAAGTGGAGGAGAAATTAAATCCTGCACAGCCATACTTTGATCATAAAACAGAACCCTCTCGAGAAAAAATAACGAGCTACGAAAGGGCCTATGAAGATCTCGAAATTGTTAATCGAGGTGTAAATTTAATTGTAGACGATACTTCTGAAATACCTATTAGTGTAGGTGCTCAGGTACAGGGAATGTCTAGTGTAATTAAAGGGATCAAGCGTTCACGAGTCGAGCTACTCCTCAATAAAGAACCAAATCCCTTTCAAGATATTAGTACTTTTCGTCGCAACTTAGTAACAGATTTTTTAATAGATGGAAATATATTTATTTACTTTGACGGTGTCCATCTCTATCACTTGCCAGCAAATAAAATGACAATACACGCAAGTGACAGTACTTATATCGAAAAGTTCACTTTTAATGAGCAGATTAATTATAAGCCTAGTGAAATTATTCACATAAAAGATAATTCTTTTTACTCTATATACCGAGGAGTGTCCCGCTTAAAACCTGCTCTTAGAACTATGATACTTACCCGTAGTATGCGCGACTTCCAAGATAACTTTTTTAAAAATGGAGCAGTGCCCGGGTTAGTACTTAAGTCGCCCAACACACTCTCGGAAAAGATTAAAGAGAGAATGATACAGTCTTGGACTGCTAGATACAGACCAGACGCAGGCGGACGAAGACCCCTTATTTTAGATGGTGGAATTGAAATTGACTCCGTATCAAATGTAAACTTTAAAGAATTAGATTTTCAAACAGCAATTGCAGAAAACGAAAAAATTATTTTAAAAGCACTCGGAGTTCCCCCTATTATGTTGGACTCAGGGAATAATGCGAATATTCGACCAAACATGAGAATGTATTACTTAGAAACTATACTTCCTATTGTTCGTAAAATGAATTTTGCACTAGAAAGATACTTTGGATTTTCGCTTTCGGAAGATATTACAGATATTCCCGCACTGCAGCCAGAGTTAAGAGATCAGTCACAGTACTATTCTGCACTTGTAAATACTGGTATTATTTCTCCCAATGAAGCGCGAGACGCTCTTGGTTTTGACTCAGTAGAAGGGTACGATGATTTAAGAGTTCCTGCAAACATCGCAGGTTCAGCAGTAAACCCAGATGAAGGCGGGCGCCCCGTCGAGGAGGTAGAAGAATAATGGGAAGCATAAGAAAAAGAGGAAAAGTCCTCGAAGCAGTATCAATGGTAATGTTAGAAGAAGGTAAGATACTTACTAAGCGTGAGTATGAGCATATTGAAACACGCACACCTATTCGAGCAGGCCTTGTACTGAACTTTTTTGGGAGTTGGACTCGTATGTTGAGTATTATGGAGAACTCTCTTCCGGAAGTGTGGGCAGAAATTAAGAAGAAGGAAACCCCTCCTCCTAAGCCCGAACCCACGCCTAAACCCGCAGCGAAGCCAAAAGCAGGTAATGCTCTTGAAGCTTTGAGCAAGTCTGCTAAAGCAGAAAAGAAGAGTGAAAAGTAATGGAAAAAATATTTAACCTCACTTCTACCTTTAAAGCCCTCGATGAAGACGATGGGGGTGTTCATATTTGCGGTATGGCTAGCACAGCCGATTTTGACCGTGCTGGAGATACAATTGATCATGCAGCATGGACAAAAGGTGGATTAAATAACTTTGAAAAGAACCCTATTATTCTTTTCAACCACAATTACGACAAGCCTATTGGCCGAGCTACTGGACTAAAAGTTACTCCAGACGGTCTTGAGCTAAAAGCAAAAATTTCAAAGTCTGCGCCTGATCATGTCGCGCAGCTTGTAAAAGAAGGCATTCTTGGAGCATTTTCTGTTGGTTTCCGAGTCAAGGATGCTGATTACCTATCGGAAACCGACGGATTAAAGATTAAGGACGCTGAATTGTTCGAAGTATCAGTAGTATCGGTACCTTGTAACCAAGCAGCTACTTTCTCTCTGGCGAAGTCATTTGATTCTATTGAAGAATATAATGAGTTCAAAAAAACTTTCACTAATAGTGTAGATCTAGCCGGTCAGTCTCTGGCTAAAGATGAAGATTCATTTGAAGCTAGTGATACACCGGATGGAACTGAAAAGTCAGTTCAAAAGGAGATAAACATGTCGGAAGTAAAAACTCCCGAAATCGACCTGGACGCTTTTGCTAAGAAGGTGGCAGAAGAGACTGCTGCTAAGATTGCAATTCGACAGGCTGAAGAAAAAGCCGCAGCAACCGCTGCACAAAAACAAGCTGAAGAAGTAGAAGCAGCTAAAGCTCTAGAAGCTGAGACTGTAAAGTCAGCTATTAAAACAGGTATTGAGTCAGGCACTGAAAAGTTGCTTGCTGATGTACAAGAAGACCTTAACAAGAAGAATTCCAGCATGGAAGAAACTCTTGCTAAATATAAGCGCGACCTCGAAGAGAAGTCAGAAGAAATCTCTAAGATGCGTGAGTCTAAGCGTGTATTCGCTGATCGTAGTGAAAAGTCAGACATTAGCAAGTGGGGCCAAGACTTTATGACTGCTCACCTTCTTGGTGTAATGACTCGTAAGGGTTTCAACACTTCTTTTGCTCAAGATCTACAAGAAAAAGCTGGTATCGATTATACTACTAACGCAGCAGACATCGATCAGGAAGTTTCTAATCTCATCGAGAAAGAAATCATGAATGAGCTGAAAGTAGCTCGTTTGTTCCGTGAAATCCCAGTTAATGGTGCAGCAACTGTACTTCCTATCCAGCCTGATGTTGATGCGGCTGCATGGGCAACTGCCGCTACTGGCGGAAACTTGCAGAACCAAGGCAACTCTGGCGGCAACGCTAATAAGTTCCAGCCTAAGCAAGTAATCTTGAATGCTTACCGTCTCGTTTCTAGTTCTTTCATGGACAACGACGTTGACGAGCAAGTACTCATTAACTTGATGCCTATGATCGTTGAATCAGTAGCTCGTGCTCACGCAAAAGCTGTTGAATCTGCTATCCTTATGGGCGGTGGTTCTATCACTGGTCTTGACGGCTATGCAGCTACTCACTCTGGCAAGATTGACCTTGATGGCGCTTCTATCGCTACAGGTAACTCTGCTAAGATGACTTCTGCTATGTTGCTTGCAGCACGTCAAGGAATGGGTAAGTATGGTCTTAACCCAACTGATTTGGCCTACATCGTAAGCCAGAACAGCTACTACGATCTGCTCGAAGATGCTAGCTTCCAAACTTTGGATGAAGTAGGATCTGACCTTGCAGCACGTGTAACTGGTACTATCGGAGCCGTTTACGGTACTCCAGTAGTTGTATCTGATCAGTTTGCAGCAGAAGCTGCGGCTGGACCAGCTGCATTTGCATGTTACACCCGTAACTATGTAACTCCTCGTCTTCGCGGTGTAACCGTTGAGCAGGACTACGAAGTTATGAACCAGCGTCGAGTAATCGTCGCTAGCCAGTCTCTTGGTTTCGAAGAAATCAATGCCGGCTCTGGTGCTGACCAGCCCGTAGTGAAGATTGACTTCATTGCTTAATACTTAAAAAGTGTAGAAACGAGGGGGAGTTTATCTCCCCTAAGTTTTTACTAATTGACTTATTATGACAGATTTAGTAACTCTTGCAGAATACAAAGAATCCGAGGGCATCGCTAGCCCCAAGGAAGACCTGCGCCTTGCAACTTTAGTTCCTGCAGTGAGTCAATTAGTAAAAACTTATTGTGGTAATTCTTTAATCGATTACTACTCTACAAACAAAGAGGAAACTTTCAGCATTAATTGGGATACATATGTAATACAACTTACAGAAAGTCCTGTTAATACTATTGTATCCGTACAGAAAAGAGATTCCGTTTCAGAAAGTTACAGCACCGTGCCAACAACAGACTATTATCTAGACAAAGCGACGGATAGTGTACTATATGTAACGGGATCTACCTATAAAAACTGGCCCAGAGGGGCGGGCTCTGTCAAAGTAACTTATACGGCAGGCTATGCAGCAACTCCTGCAGATTTAAAACTAGCGATATTTGATTTGATTACCTACTACCTGAAAGACGAGCATAAAGAGCGAAGAACTTTAGGAGGAGCAAGTATTCAAAATCAAGGGTCTACAAGTTTACGTGATAGTGTAGCTTTTCCAGATCATATCAAGCGAGTCTTAGACTTGTATAAGAACTTTTAATGAGTTTAGGCGACCAAAGAAAATTTTTGGAAACTTTTGAAAAAAAGTTAGCTAGGCGTTCAGCGGCTTACAGAAGATATACTGGAAATAGGCAACACCATAATTTTACAGTATCAAAAGCAGCCTTAGAAAAAGGCGTAAAAGAAACCCTAAATGTAGGATTAGCTGGGCACAAGAAAAAGGGCGAGTTAGTAAATCAAGTAATACTAAAATTAGAGCCCCACACCTTAAACGTTATAGCTAGTATTGCTACTAATGTTAAACGTAGAGGTGCTGATCTAAATTCCGTAGTGGCAGTAGTTGTGGAGGAAGATAAGCCTCACTTTTTTAGGGCTCACTTTAGTGCTACACAACAAGACAATGGCAAATATAGAAATATCTACAAACAAGTGTATACTAGTTATGATAAACTTTTAAACACATACGCAGAAGTTGTTTCTACTACTACAGAAGACGTAGTAGGCCAGTCTTTTGGAGATAAAGCAAAAGACTACTTTAACTTGGAGCACTTTTTGTTCCAAGGAATAGCAGAGTCTCAAGTAAAAGATGCAATTATAGACTCCGTTAGAGACATAGCTAGTATTGGAGAAAAAGACGTTCTAGATTGGTTGGAAAGAAGTAATCTAGACATGAGAATAGTAAGAAATACTGCAACAGATACTATGGAAGTTTTTATAGGATCTAAAGTATTAAATTCCAAAGAAGCAGTAGAGTCTCGAACAAGAAAAGCAGATTTAACAAAAAGAATTCTTCCGGATGTTAGAAAAACTGTAATTGATATGGGTTCTTTAATACCGGGCATGCCCGGCTCTGACAGCTTTGTAGACATTAAAAGAAAAAAGCTGCTAAAAAAAGTTTCACAAGAGTTTAGTACTGTTAAAGGTGCAAAAGTAGTTATAAAAGAAAACCTTACTATACAGAAGAAGAAAACTTCCACTAATAAAAACGGAAAACGAACAACAAGAAGTTTAGCGACTATAGCTTTGTCTAAAGGTGCCGGAGGCTCTGCTACTCCTAAAAGAAGAGTAAAAAAGGGAGTAGCTTCTTCCCCTTTAAGATTAATTGGTTTAATAAATGAAAAGCTACCCGGACAAGTCGCTAAAAATATGGGAAGCCCACGACTTAATTATAGAACGGGTAGATTTGCATCAAGTGTTAAAGTTGTGGACGTAGCTACCACCGCCAAGGGATTTCCTAGTTTTGGGTATACTTACCAGAGGGACCCTTACGAAGTTTTTGAAAGTACGAGCGGTACTAGATTTTCGAGTGTTGAAAGGGACCCACGTTCTTTAATTGATACATCTATAAGAGAGATAGCCGCAGAATTAGCCCTAGGACGATTTTTTACGAGGAGAGTGTAATGACAACAGCTAGAGTTTATACTTCTCGACGTTCAAATATAGTAGAAGCCTTAACAGCGAAGTTAAAAAACATAGATGGATCTGGGGCTTATCTATCCGACGTAGGGAATAATGTTCACCCTAGGTTAAAATTCTGGGATGAAGTAGAGGATTTCCCTGCAGTACACCTAAATGCTGGTGCAGAAACTAGGGAATACCAAGCAGGCGGTTACAAAGACAGATTTTTAAGCGTTACTATAAGATGCTACGTTAATGAAGATGACGCACAGTATCATTTAAATGCTTTAATGGAAGATGTAGAAACCGTTATAGAAGAAAACACAAATTTACAATATTTCGACAAACAAAACAATGAGTTTAATTGTCAACAAATCACCGTAGTTAGTATAGATACTGACGAAGGTGTACTTGAGCCTTTAGGAGTAGGAGAACTACTAGTAGAGGTTCGATACTAGAAACGACTGGCACGAACAAATGTTCACGCCCTAGTCCTTTCAATATTTGCATAGGAGATTTACTATGGCAACACAATTATATTTTAGTCGCGATACTAAAGTCTACATCGAATTTAATAATAAAGTATGGGAAGTACCTGTACTCGACGGCTTTAGTTTCTCTCAAGGTAACAATACGTCTGAAATTACACTAAACGAAATGGAATCGTCTGGTGGAATTAGTAGGCGAGGACGACGAGCATTTAATGACTCTCTTGCTCCAGGCGAGTGGTCTCTTTCAACATATGTTCGTCCATTTGCTTCGGCAGGTGCAGGGGACGGCGCTGCAGATGATTCAGCACACGTACACGCAGTTGAAGAAGTACTCTGGGGTATGATGGCAGGTGCGGACACGTACAATGCCACCACATTTGATTTTGAAAACTCTACAATAATTCCTGCAACAAGTATTGTTGTAGGGGAAACCTATGAAATTGTAACTGTAGGAAGTCCTGTTACTAACTGGACAGCCATTGGATCAGCGTCGAGCCCGGTTGCCGGAATGGTTTTCACTGCCGGCAGTACAGTACCTACAGGTGCTGGTACTGTAAAGCGTAAAGTGACCGCACATGATGCTAGTAGTAACAAAATATCCTTCCACGCCTCCAACTCATCTACTCTCGGAACAGCGAACATTTATTTCATACTTGGAGATGCGAACCGAACAGTAATGAAATTAACACAAGCTGTTGTAAACGAAGCTAGTATTGATTTTGAAATTGACGGTATTTCTACAATTTCATGGTCTGGTCAGTGTTCAGAAGTACTTGACTTCAGTGGAAGCTCTATTGTACAAAATACTTCTGAAGTATCAAAAACTGTACAAGTAAATGGAACAGTTAACTCCGGAGCAACTACAATTAATTTAGATGCAGGCCATGGCGCTGCTAAAGGAGACCTTCTTTTTGGAACAGGACTACCTGC